CTCAAATCTGCATCAGGGTTTTCACGCAATGCCTCAACGATTGCACGACCATCTTCAATCTGCTGTTCTGGAGTACGACCCTCTGCTCTGATAGCTCGGTCAACTTCACCCAGCTTACCTTGAACAATAATTCTTTCCTCCTGTGCAGCTAATAGTTCGGCCTGACGATCTGTAGTCATGTCACCCTGATCTACAAGTCTCTGCAAGGAAACAGCATACTCGGTAGCGAAGTCGGCTGTAGAGGCAACGTCACCAGCAAAGGCGGCATTAGATAAACCCTTCTCGGCAACAGTAGCAGCTTGGCGAATTTCAGTGTTGGCAACAGCTAGGGTCTTCTTTCTCTCATTGTCAGCAATCTTGATAGAAGTAGGATTGTTTAGGCGAGCGTATAAGTTTTGAGCCTGACCCCTGTACTCTTCTGGCATAGCACCAATCAAGCCTTTCATCGCGGACTCTACTTTATTCTGATAGCCCACAATGTCATCAGGAAACTCAGTAGCGGCAGAGTCAACAATGTTGTTCATCTCTACTGATACGTTAGACTCATAGGTGTTACGAGCAACAGCGTTAGCCTGAGCAGCACCCCACGAAAAAGCAGATAGCTCCTTTGCTGGCCCTCTTAGCTCGCCAGTTTCAGGGTCAATGGTTCCTGCCTCGGCACTAGCAATCTTAGCTTCTTTGACTCTCTCAGCAACAATTGCAGGTTTAGCTATAGCCACACCTAAATCAGCCACAGTTTCCCCCAAACCAGCTAACGCTCGCATTTTGGCCTGTTGACCACTATCTATATTGCTAGGAGTAAAGCCACCATAGATGTCAATTTTTTGTTGTCTTGGTTGTCTAGCCATTATTGTTCCTAATTAACTGGAGGTGGAGTAGTAGGCGCAGGTTTATTGTAAGAGCCATAGGCCATGCCTAACTGACCAGCCCCTGACAACAATGTACCAGCTGCCCCAATGTTAGCTGCTGATCGAGCATTTTGTCCTGCCCGTATCATCTGTGCTTGTTTAAGCCTACTAGATAAGTTTATCATGCCCTCACTTAGACCAATGTTCTTAGCACTCTCTAAAGCAATGCTAGCAGGGGTTCCTTCAGCTTTAATACCACTAGCGGCTAACCCTACAGCGTTGGCGGCAAGTGCCTTATTTAGCTTCTGTTGGCGCTGTAACTCCGCACTCTCAGCGGCTAAACGCTCATTTTCAGCAGCCTGTTTAGCATCTGCTTCTGCTTGCTTACCTGCCGTTAATTGACCATGAACACTTGCTACTGTGCCTACTGCTGCTAGACTCATACCAATTACTGCTGCGTTGGCTATGATAAATGTCATCTAAGTAACCTCTTGCTCTACTAGAGCTGCTTCTATTTCATCAATATCTGTTAAGTGTGTAGGATGATATGTAATCCAAGTACACCCTGTCTCGCTATATATAACACGTTTAGTTCCTGGCACTGTCTCACCCAAGTACGGAGCTACAATCTTTTCTCTTTCGTGAACACTGGATACTTCGCACTCCCCAGATACCACGCTAAACAGGTGCTTACTTTTATGCAAAGCTCCTACAACAATACTTCCTGGGGGCATCACCATTTCCCTTGCATACATTCCATCAGAGAAGTGGTGTCTTGTTACTACATCTGCCTTTGGAAATTCCTTCATTATCTCTTGTAACTGGTAAATACTATCTTGCGTTACAACATCATTCACGAAGACTCGACCTCATATTGGATAGCTTGCAGGTGGAATGGAGTGGGATCAGGTACTGTGATCTCTGGGACTGTATTAGTGTCCCAACCATTACCGCCTCTGTTATCTTCTATGATACCAGTTTTTGGAGTAAATGATGTATTTAAAGGCGTATAAGGAGTTTCCCCAAACTGCCTAATAGCAACAGGATTACCGTCAATATAAATCCCTGCGCTTTCATATACACGCAAATTCATGTTGGTTATCTTCTTGCGCTTCATAACGTTCATACCGCCGCGAGTACCAGGGTTTGTATTAAGTGGCATAGTCTTGACCTTTACTGGGAAGTTAAGGCCAATCTCTAAATTTCTAGTAGTAAACCCAGAAAGCTCTGCCGCAGTAATAGTTATTCCGTAATCTTGCTCGGTAACATTAAATTGCACTTCTCTGCTAGGCAGTACATCACCATCCGCTAATACGCTAACAGTAAATGTAGACAGCCTTACTCCTTTAAGAACAGGAACAAAAACATCGCTACCAGTAGCAGTAACCGTAGTTTTAACGCTAGACTCTAAAAGATAATCAAAGCTCCATCTTTCAATGTCTCTTACAACACTATTACTGAACCCCACTCTTTCTACAATTACATAAAGCTCATCGTTTACAACAGTGCAAGACTGGAGTTTATTTCTTCGGACTGTGCCGCCCTCATTGTAAGGAGTCCACTTGGTAAATCCATTTATGTCTTGCGCTCTCATTGTATTTAAAACAGCGGCAGTACCATTTTTATTAATAATGAATACCCAGTTAGCATCTTCCGTTGTAGTTCCTGCAAGAATAGCCATATCCTTTGGCCTATCAATTAGATGCGACGAAAGCACAGATATGTCATTAGATGTATAGGCATCTTCGTTAAAGCTAAATACATATTGACGTAGTGTGTTTCCGTTCTTGTCCACAAACAATGTTGCACCATCAACAGACATAGCTTCTAAATTAAATGAGCCATGCTGAGTTTGAGCCTCTACTTGTATAGTTGAAGGCGTTAAACCTTTTACCAAGAACTCAGAGCCAGCACAGAAAACCTGAAGTCCACGATCAGGGTTAATGTCTACAATGTTAGTAAGACCGCGAGAGTCAATTGTAATAAATATCCCTTCATCGTCCTCACCTTCTATCGTATAAAAGTCAAAGTAATCTCCAGCCCTAGAAGCAATTAAACTTTGCGGTTTGGATTTAAGACCGCCTAACCATAAGCGGCCTTCAAAGAACACGCCGATTCCTGGATACCCTCTAGTGTCAGACCAGACATCTTCCTTCCTTGTTGACCCATCTTGCTCTGTAGTGCAAGCAATTTGACCATCTGCACCAATACCGCCAGTAAACTGACCTGCACTAAACTGTTTATAATCTTTTGCAGATTCACCACTAAAACGCATTTGATAGGAGGTTACGCCAGAATGAGCAACGTCAATTCCGCTAAAGCCAAAAGTAGGCATATCAAGCAAGTTTTTCTGCAAATTAAATGAAGTAGATTCTTGCTGTCTTGTTCCAGTGCTTCCAGCATATGTAATAGGCTTACTATTAATGCCCTCAACTGTAACAATATATTGCTGCCCTACGTCAAAATCAGTAAAACTTAATGACTGCTTCTCAGTAACTGGAACTGGGCTAAGAGAATCATTATAATCATACTGAGGTATATTTCTAAAAGGAATCTGATCTACAGTAAAAGACCTTTCTGGCGTTGTGTTGTAAACACTCTCATCAAATATAATTCGTCTAGGCGCATTATCTTCCTGAAACATTAACATTACATTTTCAGTTTGGGCATGCCTTACTTCTGGAATTTCATTGCCAGTATAGGGCATAGGTAAATCAGCAACAAAAACTGTATCGTCGCTACTAGCATTAGGTGTGCGGTAAACTCTGGCATTGTTGTCTGTTAAAACTACTAAGAAGTTAATGTCTGCTGAGTATTCCCAATCAAAAGCCTTGAGGTCAGTTTCTGGTGTATAACCAAATGGCTCATCAGCAAAATTAAACTCACCCATACGAACACGCCAGTCAGCACTATCCGTCAAATCGAGGTCAACAACTATACGCCACTGTTGCTTTTCAGTAAGAGGAACATCACTTACATCGTAACGCTGACTTACAAGTCCGCCAAATTCACTTGTGATCTCTAGCGTTTCAAAGTCAGTCCAAGTTGCGCCAATTAAATTTTGAATTGTTAAGGTATTTGTTTTAACTTCTGCGCCACCAGTTCCATTACGAATTAGGTGAGCGCCTTCTATAGTCAGAAATTCTGCATCATAAGACCCGCCCAAATTATATGCCGCAACAGTGTAGCCTGTATCAGTCCCTACATCAGCATTTGTTACAGCGTATGTGCTTGGGTTGCCATCATTAAGTAAAGCCGCGTTGCCGCCATTGGGCATATTAGGGTCTACAGCTGTTTGCCTTTCAAATCCAGTAAGAGCTTGGTCAACAAACTGTGTGCCAGGTCTACGCTTAACACCACCTTGCGGGACAATAACTACGTTCTGAGCGTTTTCTGCACCCTTATAGTATTGATCTAAGTCAGTACGACCTAGAATTAATGGCGATAGCTCACCACTTGCAAAGCTACTTTGTTGGAATTGCGACTTAGGCATTAGAACCTCACGTTAATAAATGGGCGATCCTGGATTGCTACTTGTGGGTGTTGCTGTGAGTCAGTGAATCGAGCCATACGACTAGCGTTAAGATACTGGTTAGCCAGTAACTGCATAGAAGTGGCACTGTCACGAATAGAGGGAGCAAAGTCCATAGCCAAGGCATACTCAATCATTTTGGCAAAGTATGCGGGCCACTCAGTTTCATCTACGTTAGCAATGTAGTCGCAATATAGATCGCCACTGTAGTTGCAGTAAACTTTGTCTCCAAGGATTTGGTATGGAATACTAGGACTTAACTTAATAAGACTAAGCATATCAGTCGGAAGCTGATAGATAGATTGCCATTCTTTACCGATAGGAGTATCGACAGTCAATGACAGTTGAGCTTGCTTTCTAGCAAAGCCCCAACGGAATTTAGATAGTTCGTTTTGCACAATGTTGTCGTACAAATTACTGGCCACAGTCTCGGCGCGAGAGTTGCCTGATAAAGATGTTATAGGCAGGTCGCCAATTAGAATGAGAGCATTAGAAATTAGCTGTATCTTACTTGCCATAATAAACCTTTATTTGTAAAGAAAGGGGCCACCGGAGCAGCCCCATTCAGTTTTACTACTTAACTATTACCGATTGCAGTTCCAGAAGCCATAGTAACAGTAGTGCTACCGTTATTAGCTACACAGAATGAAACAGTAAAATCGACAGCGTTAGTGTCAACTACAAGTACAACGTCACCAACATTGATTTCGTCCTTAGCAGGAACAAAAAAGTTAGCGCCAAGTACAGTAGCAACAGCTTCTTCAGTAGCATAAAGCCATACTGAACCGCCACCTGATCCGCCTACGCGGGATAAACCTGATCGTGCAAAAGCCATGATAATTCCCCTTATGCAGTTTTGTCGTATTGAACTTTAACGATACCAAGACCATCGCGTGATACTGCGCCAGCCTTCAGCATACCGTTACACAACCAAGAAGTGCGATCAGCAATCCAATCAACGTCAGTCTTGATGTCGATACCGATTGCAAGACCAACAGCGTCCTGAGAGAAGAAGTATGAATCA